CTTTGGTTGGGGGAGTACAATCATAGCCATAGAACTTGTTAATGGCAATGATGTTTGTTACATTGTAAATGTCGAGGTGGTCGTTCGAGACCGTCCCTCCTCCATCGTCACCTACAGCAACTTCGTGGGCTTGTTCTTTCTTAGCCTCACAAGTTGCGTCTTCAATCTTGCCAGCACAGAGATGTAGTTCGATCCAGTTCGCGTAATTCTGCATGTCGTGCACTCCAGTGTTGTCGTCTGAAGTTCCCTCCTTGCCAGAAGGGATTCCTTGTTGGGCACGATACACAGTATCACTAACGATATGGATCCTGTCTGTCGCTGCAAGTGTGCACGTCGAACGGATACGATCCATCTCTGTTGTGTCAGAGCCGGTCAATCCCTCGGCGTGCGATAGTACACGGTTGTCGACTTCATACTTGTCTGCGATGTCTTCTGCAGCAACATTACCATCCCAGCCTTTGAAATCTTCTTCAATGAAGGCGGTTCCAGTTTCTTGGAGGTAATTGATGAGAGCCGTTGGTTGTGATCCGTGCATATCGAGTGCGAGAGCTGAGCCGACTTCAAATCCAGCCTCAAGTTTGAATGCGCGCATTCCTGCGTACAAACGACGAGAGGTGATGAGCCAGGCGATGTTCTGAACGTTGAAGAATCGTGTTTTGTAGAGTCGTTGGAGGGAACGGCGTTCGTCCTTAAGAGTGTCCAAGTAGTAGTTGTACTTAATTTGTCCATCTTTAAGACCTTGCCAAATTTCCTCGAGGTGCCGAGTCAGTAGGGGTCCGGGTGAGTAAATGGGATTTCCGTCGGAGTTTGTACCAATTGTTTCGAAAAGGAAGGTACGACCTTTTTCACCTTGGGGGCGGAGACGTACGTATGGAAAACCAGGTGAAGTGTCCATGCGTATGGGCGGAATGTACTTTTGTCCAGGTACACCGTTTATCGCTTCGAGAACAGAGAGAGTTCGAACCGGTACACGTGCTTTGGGAAGCAGGTGGACCAATTGTTTCACTTTGTAAGCAATAACACGGCGCATGATGTGTCGGGGACGTTTGTTGGTATGTACTTCGCCAAATTTGGAAATTCCTCGCTGAATAATGTCTCCAGGCGTGCGAGGGTCGTAATCGTTGAGAATTGCGGGTTCTGTAGTGTGGGGGAAGATTTGGTCGTAAAATGGTG